AACACACTGGCAACATCTTCCCGCCCCCCCCGAAGAGGAAATTCAGCGCGGCCCGTCCGTGTAGATGTTATAGACGCTGCCGCGCGTCAGATCGTCGGGTAGCCGCAGCGTCGGGATCTGCACGTTGGAATTGCGGATAGTGTTCAGCGACGACTTGGCGATTGAAACTACAACCGGGTCGACGGGCATCTTGTAGGATGCCGCCAGGCGCACGGCGAGATTATACAGGATGGCCTCCTGGTACTCTGGCGGCAGGTTGATATCCTGCGTGAGGGTCGTGAACCCTGGCAGGTCGGCCTTCAGCAGCAGGTGGATCTCATACAACCCTACGGTCGGGATCGGCCACACGTATAACGTCGTCAGCGGATAATTGGTGTCAAGGAACACCCGCTGGGGGAAACCGACAATGCTCTTCAGCCCGATAGTCGTGTAATCCTCCATCGACGGAATAACCGTCAGGGGATAGTCTGGCTGGTTCGGCGCCGCCTGCTGAAGTGAGCGAACATATGCCCGCTCGACGCGATCTGGGCGGGAGACGTTGAAATCCCCGCCGGGACCGACCGTGTAGGACATAGCGCCTGTGGAAACCTTCGCCACGTCCACAAGGTGGAACACGAGATACCGGCGCCTGCTCCACTGCCCCAACATCATGTTGAGGTCGGAGAAAGCGTCGTTGGTATCCTCGGCCTCGGGTGTTTGGCCGACGCCCACGACGCCCGCCTTCTTGAGCGCTTGCGTGATCAAGGTAAGCGGAGTCATGGGCGCTCTGCCTTACAGGGGCTCTGGGAAGCCGGACTTCAGGCTTTCCGTCGCGGCAACAGAGTTGCGGACGATGCCAGCTTCGCCCCGGACTTCCTCGTCCGGTACATTGCTGACGCCATCGTTGCCTGCCGCTGCCGAAGACGCGTCCACCTTCACGCGACGATTGAAGTGAACCACCTGCTGCGCTTCCCGGTCGGTGCGGTGCATATCGGCTTCCTCAGCCGAGTTGAACCAGTTATGCGCCGGGGCCAACGATGCTTCTTCGTTCGGGTCGTTCACCAGCCGATAGCCATAGACCGGGTGATACTTGGCTTTCGGGAAGCCAGGGAAGGACGCTGCCGTCTGGCCAGTCGGAAGATGAGCCGCGTGCAAGGTGCGGCTCGGGTCTTCCGCCGTGAACGTAGACGGGGCAACCGGAGGCGGCTCATTCGCCGGCTGCGGGCCTTCGCCGGGCACTTGGCCGAGCGGGGCTGCATCGTTGGGAGCAAGGCCGGCGTTCGTCACGCCTTCGGCGCTGCCGCCTTCTGCCCGCTCAGGGCGAGCAATATCGCGCTCACCGCGACGGCTCTCGTCGCTGCGCTGCTTGGAGTCTTGAACCTGCTTAGCCATCTAGGCTCTCCTGTCTTTCAGAGTTCGGGGGACGGCCCGTGCGCTTGGGCAACAACGGGGCCAGAATCTCTGCGACCCGCTGAGCGACTAGCTCAGCGAGTGCGCTAGGGTCGGCTGGGGCAGCCGCCGGAGGAGCATTGAGCACACTGGACGAAGCCGGGGACGGCAGGGCGTTGGAGAGGTGCATTGCCAAACGATGTTCGTCGCGTGGCGAGGTGCCCCAACCGGGCCCAATAACAGCCTGTTCCTCGATTTCCGAACCGACAACGGTGGTTAGCCCATTCGGGCCGTACATCATCTTCGGGTAGGCGTTTTCCAGTGTGGTCAAAGGTTAGCTCCTTAGAGGGTATCCGCCACCACCACTGCCCATTCCGGACGGATCCAGGCATGGCCGTAGAGGATGTCGAGACGGGTGATAAACTGGTCCGTCGTGATGTTGTAGGCCGACACCATACGCATTGAAATGCCGGCATACCGCTCCCGAGCCGCCTCGTGGACGCCGCGCGGCAGTTCGAGATCCGCCGTAACCATCGTGACCGCCTGCGGAACGAACACGAAGTTTTTGCGGTAGACCTCGCCCGCTTTGGTGGCGACCGTGATAGCGGCACCGTTGGCCGGTGAGCCCGAGACCGTCCCGTAAGCAACCGTTCCGGGCGTGATGGCCGGATAGATCGGGATGGAGGTCGCGGCACCTGCCACGTTCGCCGTGACGACGAACTGAGCGAGCGTACCCGTGCTGGCCTTGGTCACGCGGTTGATGGCGAACACGCCAGCAAACGAGATCACATCGCCCTTGGTGAGAGGGCCAGCCAGAGCGGAGGTGGTGACGGACGTTCCGGTCTGGTTCGCGCCGGCCACCGTGCCGAGCGTCGAATAGGCGCCGGTCGTGTGCTGAAGCACCGTCTGGTCCATCGACCAATCGAAGCCGAGCACGTTGTTGCCCATCCGGCCGGTCGTGTACTGCCGCCCGACTTTGTCCTGCGAGTTGAACAGGCCAGAGAACGAGGAGACTGTACGCGCTTCGGTGATCGGATCGACAACCACCTGACGTTGACCCATCGGGGCGCCAAGCGAGTTGAGCAGGCCGTTGGCGGTCGCCCAAGTGGTGAAGGTCGGGCTGATCGTGTTGTTCGATACGTCAACTGCGTGGATGAGGTTCGGGATGTTCTCGGAACCCGAGATGATATCGCCGGCCACCGCGCCTGCGAGGTTGTTGACCATCGGGGCCAGGATGCGATCCCCGAAGTCGTCGAGCGACATGGCCCGATCGACGGACGAAAACGAGATGTCCACGCCCTTCTGGGTGGCGACGGTGAGGGTCGTGTTCTGCTCCACCGTATCTTGCGGCGTTGCGGTCGGACCTGTACGCACGGCGTAATCGTTGGGCAGGCGGATGCGCAAAGTCGTGCCGATCTTGCCGCCGGCCTGGGCGAACTGATCGTCATACTGGCGGTCAATGGACTGAAGGAAAGCGTTAGAGTTGCGGAACAGAGCCACCGCCTTGCGCGTGATCTGGTTGACGGTAAGAAGTGCGTTAGCCATAGGAGGCGAGCTTTCGTGCTGCGCTCATCTTTCAAAGACGAGGCAATGACGGATGCAGACCTTTCAATCTGCGGTTCATGTCCGGGCTCGATCCGGATAGTTGCGAGGCAGCACGGCTTTGACCCGCCGAGAGGGTTGGTGCGGTCACGACTTCCGCAGGGGCGTGATGGCTTCGGCTTAACCCGCCGAGAAGGTCAAAAGTCCGCGAGAAAAGTCCGCGATGGCGGAATTATCCGGCGGAATTAATGCTCGACAGCAACGCCGCCGCGCGGGATTTCCCGATCCGCTTTGAGCGCATCGAAAATCAACTCCTTATGATCATCCGGAACGTCGTTCCGACTGAGCATGTTAGTTAACTGCGACCGAGCCTCCGGGATCATTTTCGGCGCCCAGACCTTCACGAAAAGGCTGCGATCGGGGTTGGCCTGGTACCAATCGTTGTCCTTAGCGGCTTCCTCATAGAGGCATTGCGCCAGTTCCTCGGCCAGATGAGCAACCATCTGATGCGCGTACACATCGCCGGCTAGGCGCGGATCGAGGATCACCGCGAAGCCCTCCGCTCGGCCTCACGCTTGTCGTGCGCCTTCATCCAAGTATCGATGTCGACGTCGTCCGACAGCGGGTCTTTATCGGCCCGGCCATTGCCACTGACAGGCACAACAGGAGCGGGCGCCTTGGATACCTTTGGGGCAGGCGGTGTGATCGTCTTGGCCGCCAACTTCGCGACGGCGGCCGCCATGCGGATCGGCGGCAGGCTTAAGATCCGAGCCGCTTCCTCCGGGTTCTTTCCAAGGTCGTACAGCACGGCATGAGGGGCGTCTGTCTCTTGAGCCGCCTCAATAAGAGGACGAGGCAGCCCACCAAGAAGGCGAAAGTTCGCGAGCGCTTGGTCGAAGTCAGCGAACTCGCCCGCGCCTTTCTCATAGATTACATTGCAGGTGTTATCGAACTCACGCTGAGCAACGATCTGCTCCGCGAGCTTGACCGGGTCTTGCTGCGGAACGGGGTTGCCTTCCGTATCCGTCTGCGGCTGCCGGAGAGCTGCAATTTCCTGCCGAAGCTGCTCGGCCTCACGAGCCGCGTCCCACCGCGCCTTGGTCAGCTCGTCAATGCGCTTCTGGAACCAAGGCGTTTGTTTGGGCTTCTCGGTCTCCTCTGGCGGCGTTTCCGGCGTTTCCGCCTCAGCGGTAGCCTCGGGCTTCGCCTCGGCCTCTGGCGGTGCCTCTGCGGCCTTCTCGGGCTCCGGTGCCGGTGCTTCAGGCGCAGCGCTAGCGTCCGCACCGGCCAGGAAAGCAGCTTCGTCTTCGTCTTGCATGGTTGTCCCACGAAATTTTGCCCGGTCATGCCGGCCGGTAGGCTAGGCGAGAAGCAATAACAGCGCTTCCTCGTCGTCTAGAGCTGCGGCGATAGCGAGCCGCAGTTGTTCCTCAATTACGGCTTGTCGTGCCTGCTCAGCCCTGACCTGCTCTGATCGTTCCAGTTGAGCGGCTTCAAGAATTTCACGGTCACGTTCTGCTGCTCGGAGGCGTCTAGCATCTCTCGCCGCTCGTCCTTTGAGGCCGCTCTCCCGGATCTCAACAGATGCTGGATTTCCTCGGTTAGCTGGACGATCCGAAACAGGCTGTCTGTGATCTGATCTTCGGTCTCGCGATCCATTCCGGCCCCGCTTGTACCACTCATTTGCGAACTGATGCCCGCCGCGCTGGAACTCGGCATACGTACCGCCGCCCTCCATGATCGGCATCGAAATGCCGGGCGTGATGGGGATCTCGGTAACTGCCCGACCTGCCGCCAGGGCCGTTGTCGTTCCTGCCGCTGCTCCTGCAGCCGGCGTTAGTGTCCCGGACGTACCGCCTGCGGTGACGGTCGCTAGACCAGCCGACGTGCCCGCTGAACTGATAAGTGTCGTGCTTGTACCGCCGGCGGTGGCTACGCCTATGCCGCTTGCCGTGCCCGTCGCGGCGTCTGTTGCAACCTCGCTACCTGAAACCGTTGATGTGCCGGTCGCCGTACCTTTAGCAGCGGCGACCGAACTACCCGCTGCGGTAACGGTCGAGACGCCCGCCGCCGTGCCAAGAGCAGCGTCTGTGGCGACTTCGCTACCCGTGACCGTCGATACGCCAGCAGCAGACCCGGCAGCCGCGACAATGGACCCGCCTGCGCCCGTAACAGATCCTAGCCCGGCGCTAGACCCGACGCCTGCACCCGTGCTTCCTGCCGTCTCAAGATTGAGGCGGGTCGTAAGGAGCACGGCTTATTCCTCAGTCCATTCAACGCTAACAGAGAGGTTCAACCCGGCCGGGGTGGCTACCGCGTTCAGATTGATCGCGAATAATTGCGTTGTCCCCCGCAATGTCGGGGCCTTGTCATTGTTGGACCCGAACACCCAATCCCGAACCGGCGGCATGGTCGTGGAAGTTCCAACGGTCTGCGCCCATCCAACAAGTGCCCCGCCAGCACCTAAGGCCGTTGGCGGGGCACTGTAGGTAATGGCCGCAGATGTAGCAGCAACGTCGTTCGAGTCGTGCAAAACGATGGTGGCTGCGGCGCTGGTGCCGCCGGTATTGGCGGCGGTTCTCTTCTTAAACTGAAGGTAGATATTGGTCGCGGCGGTTGCGAAAGCAGAAACAGAAACACGCTTGATCTTAATTGTCTTAGTCGCAGATCCGGGGATGACAATCCAATCCGTCGTGGACGTGCCACTATAGAATGCCACTATCGAATAGGTCGCCTTTGCGCTTTCCGTCTCGACCTTACCAAGAGCGTTCGTGCCGGCAGGCAGCGGCGAAGTCGGGTGCAAACCGACGACGAGGGCAGTGTCAGTTGCGGCTGCTGCTGTCGACGCTGCCTTTAACGTCGCGTTGTTGGTCCCGTCCGTCTGCCGCACGAACCAGGCGTTCGCGGCAGTGTTGGCCGTGCCCTGGTTGGAAGTGACCGTACCCGAAACCGCCTGCGTGCCGGAGGGGATAGGGCGAACGATAAGCGCCTGTTCCGTGCCTGCCGGCGCTGCCGTGCTTGACCTCAGCCTATCCCATGTCGTGCCGTTAAAGCCAGACAGGTAGGAAGCAACTTCCTCAAAGTCGTTGTCGTTCGTCCTGCCATCCTGCGGCCTGACCGACGATCCTTTCTTGGCGCTAGTATGGTAAAGCGTCTGAAGACGAAAAGCAGCCTGTAGGGTCGCCCCGTTCGTGTAAACAACCCTAAAATAGCGGGCTTCGACCGGAAAGCTGAACGTCTTGCCCGTGCCTGCCGGGATTGTGTAACCGTCCGTATTATCCCAGTTCGTGCCATTCGAGCTTTGCTGAAGCGACAGGCCATCCGTGGCGCTGGCGACATCGGCAAAAACCGTGACCGCGATCGTCGCGTAGGCGCTGACATCCTCGGACGTGCCTGTAAATACGCCGTTCGCGGCCAGCACCACCGCCGACGAGTTGGCTGTAGAAACCAGGCCCTCTTGCGTGATCGGCAGTGTCGCAACCGAAACCGGCTGCGTCGCCTGAAAGAACGTGCCTGTAACCGCAACCGACCCAGTAACGCCAACCGTTCCGATCGCGTTGGTACCGGCGTTCAGCCCGACCGTGCCAATCGACGACGATCCGCCCGGAATACCGGAATTGAGGAATGTCGCTCCTAGCCCGGCCGAGAGAACCCACGTAATTGAAACGCCGGTCGCCCCGATCGATCGTGCCCGGATGTATTTGAAGCCGCCGCCAGCGCCTCGATAGTAGCCGTTTGCCACCATCGCATAGACGACGCTCTCCGTGCCAGGAGCGGTACCGGTACGGCGACCCTTGACCTCTACCCAATCTCCATCTGTGCCATTGGTCGAGTTGTTCGACGCTTCAGTATAAACCGTTCCTGTCGTGTAGCCCTTGATGAGCAACGTCCAAGCCTGAAAGCCGTCAGGAATGACTGCCGCAACAACCGACCCGGCCGTGCTGGCGCCGCTAACAAGCGTTCCATCACCGACCGGCGCCCCGACAACTGCGTCTGAGGCGCTGAGCGTGCCTGTGACCGTCGTATTGGCCGGGATCATGCCGATCGGCAGGCCTGCCGTATCGTGCAAAACTACCGCATTCGCATCGACGACGTTCGCGCCGATGGTGTTCTGTACCGTTTGAGCCTTGGCGCCGCCTGTGCCGGCGTTAAGCTGAACGAACGACGTGGCCATTAGGACTGATCGTCCATCACCGGCTCAACGCCAACGATCTGGTTGTTCTCGTCCCTGATGACCCGCTTAGGACCGCCTGCCGCCCGCGTCATGTGCTTGAGAGCTTCGGCCATTTGGGCGGCTACGTCGGCCATACGGTCAGGAGGGGGCTCTGCGGCAGCGGACGCCGACGGCATGGGGGAGGCACCATTCGTCGGCGCGGC